TCATAATGGCTACGGTTGCTTCTTTAATAAGAGCTTCGTAGACGAAGGCACTATTTCGCTTCTTGTTGTGTCTCGCTTTCATTCTTTTGCTCCGATGTTTCCTTTTTGTCTAAACTTTCAATCAAAGTACGAACAGATTCGTTAATTTCAAACAACTTTTCTTCTTCTGTTTGTTCTCTCAAACTATAAATAGATTCGTCCTCTTCATAAACACCTTCTGACATGCCAACGAACCCTTTCCCTAGTGCTTTTAATCCATCGGCGTAGCCTGGGAATAGGTTTCTAGGGACGGCTCTTGCTTGTTCTGGGTGACGCGCATAACCAAGATGTCGCTTTTTTCCACCGTCTTGTCGTCCATCTTTTCCTTTCTTCACGGGATAGTAGGGTTTACCCTTTGAACCTTTGGTCGTGTATCCTCCCTCATAATCATGTTTGACGGAGTCGCGCTTACCGGCAGGTGGCGTGGCCAATAGAGTGGGTGGCTCGCCGGCCGCTTCCCCACCGGGTGCAGGTGGGGCTGCGGGGCCAGCTTCCCCAGCCGGCATTTCTGGGGGGCCTAGTGGGGGCATGCCTAAGGCATCACCACCCATGGGGGCGCCCATACCGCCTAAGGCCGCAGTTTCGGCCATGGCTGCGGCTTCGGCAACACTTTGTAGTGCTGCGTCGTGCTTGCGGTCGTAATACATTTCACGCTGGCATCGTAAGAATTCCTCATTCGACAGCGAAAATACATGCTCTGCGAGCCAGCGGCGAGAGAAAAAGCCCTCGGTTGCCGCGGCGGCAGTTTCAAACTTTAATCTCCAGTGTTCTAGTTCTTGAAGCTCTGCAATTCGAGAAGGATTGTTCAGTGAGAGAGAAAACCCAAGTAGATCGTCGCCGCGGAAGCCCAACGTATAAAGATGGATAATCGCAATCTTTGTAAGTTCCGTGATAAGGACTCTCTGCAACCTCTGGATAGTTCTCGCAAAACGAATGTCCTTTTGCGCTAACGTCGTCTTATCTTCTTCTCCTCCCTCACCCATCGTCAAATATGACTGGGGAATTTTAAGGGCGGAAAATAACTTGTCGCGAAGATACTTAATGTCATCAATGGCTGTAATGTTTTGTGCACCAGCAAGTGAAACAATATCCGTCGCAGAGCCAGCACGAACTGGGATGAAATAATCTTCCTCGATGCTCATCGGGTTATAGCGAAGATCGATTCGTCCAGTGTCAGAGTTAACCACGGAATTTCGCTTAAGTTGTGTTACAACTTTTTGCATATATTGTTCGACGTCTTGGGGGGGAATGGCTCCCACATCGATCTTAAAGACTCGGCGTTCTGACGACCGAATGACGCGATAAGCCATCATCGCGTCTTCCATCAGTACTAGCTGTCGCCAAATGCGACGTGACGCTTCCAAGATAGACGTTCCATAAGGCATGTACTTGTCATTCCCTAAGACTCTAAAATGAGCAACCTGCCAGTTTTCAAACGTCATGCCGGCACTATTCCACTGGAATTGAATGTAGTTGGGGTTTGTGCTGTCTTGCCCTTCTAATCTCTCAACTTCCTGTGGAGGCAAAGCAATCACAGACTTTACGCCGTATTTGTCATCAATGTCAAGATATAAAAAGAAATCACCATACTTGCACATGGTGCGACTCCAACCAAAAAGGTTGTATTGCACGTTTAAAATGTTATCAAACAAAACTGCGAGAACGGCTCTAATCTCTTCATTCGGGCATTTGATGTTTAACATCGGCCGCAGTTCGGAATGGGTCGTCATCTCATCTGCGTAAATATCCAAAGATGAAGCCAACTCAGGCATATACTCCATTTGGTCAAAATCAATATATCTCTCCGACCGTCGTTGGTTCGCAATTGCATTGCTAGCTATAGTGTCTAAAGGGTTGTAGAGCGTCTTCTTAAACTGTTGACCGGAGGCTGTTTTGAAGCGAGAGGAAAACTTATCTAAATGTTGCCTTCTAATCCGACGACCGGATTGAGACCGATAGTTTATAATTGGCCCAGAGAACAATCGCGTTAAAGCTTTGAATAGATTGGCCTCTGGGTTGCCGGGGTTCTTCATCTTTCTTGGGGGCGCCATATTTTATCTCACTTTATAATCCACATGAATTCATCATACGTGTTTTTAGCTTCAGACATTTTATCAAGGATACTGTCGTCTTTGTAGCCCTGCTGGCCTTTAACACGAGTATTAAAAGTTGTGTTAGAAGTAATGATGGAATCTACAAATGCTTTTTGATAGTTTAAATCTCGCGTATTTGCTTGAATCGCAGTGTCGCGCACCCAACAACCAATAGCAAGAGCCATTATTAAATCGTCGTTATAGCCTTTCATAGCTTGTGGTTTTCCATTCTTCCAAATAAAAGTCTTCATTTCATTAACAACACGCGTAGAATATATCTTAATTAGTTTATTTCTGATAAACTCTTCTAATTTTGCAACTATAAGGGGGCGAGTTTTCATAGAGGTCGTAAAACCAGCCACGGCATTTGAGAGCACTTCTCCTTGGTGTTGGTCGATATACTCGTGAGTTGACTTAATGGAGTAGTAAATATTAGGATATCCATATTCTATCAGTTTGTCTAGAACTGTGTATCCAATACTATTGTTCTCGACCACCATCATCGCATTACCATATTCTCTGCCTACTTGATTAAGCATGTTGGCGTATAAATCTGGCGTTACCTTTCCTTGATACTCTCCGACAATTTCTAAGGTTTCGAGCTTGATTAAGTGAAAGGTCGAGAAATCGGCGCCATCGCCTCTTGCAACGTCAACAACTTGCAGGTAATTACATGTGGGATCATATTCCTCCCAAATCCAAAAGTTGCGATCAAAACCGGTTCGGAACTTAGGTTCTCTAACCGTAGTGAGCATCCACTCCATACACTCTGGATCAATAACAGTTTCGCCAGAAGTATTGAAATTACACTGTAGCTCTTGCGCAATCTGACGTTTAGACATGTTTTTGGTTTCTTTCTTATACCACACCTCATCTCTCTCGGGGTGCACATCCCACGGTAAAATAGTGAGATTAAAATTATTAGAACCCACTTGGGCGTCAGCACAAGTTTTATGAAACCAGTTACCCACACCATTGGGCGTTGAGAGCGCAATACATCGCCCACCAGTTGATAATGTGGGATACAGACCGGTCCATAGTTCTTCGAGCCCCTCGATATGTGCCGCCTCGTCAAGCACCAAAAGCGACAAAGATTCGGAACGACCAGCATCGCCAGACGTTGAAGCGGCTTTAATAGAAGAACCGTTTGACAGTTCGAAAGATGTGCGGTTGTCGATGTCGATTGTTGAAATCTTGAGCCACTGTGGGAGCTGTTTCATGATGCTCTTCACTTTTTTAACTAAGTTTCCGGCCGTCGCAAACTTTGTGGCCATTACAAGAATAGCCTTGTCGCGATGAAATAACATCATCCAGACAACATAGCCGGCGGTGATAGTTGATATACCTAACTGGCGAGCTTTTAGAATAACATTAAAACGATAGTCATTAAAGTTTGTGAGCAACTCATCTTGAAAGTCATATGTATCAAATAAAATAAGCCCGTGTAATGGGTGAGATATACGGGCGTAGGTCTTTAAAAAATACGAGGGGTCTTTACCGCACTTTAATATTTCTTTTACTTGTTGCTTTTTGGTTAGTTGAAAGCTCATACATCATAACTAGGATCTGTCTTCGATATCTCGCTCATCTTCTTGTGCTATAGCCCAAGCGTCTTCAAACGCCGGGTAGTTCATAAGGAAGTCGATGACCGCCTCCAAAGTGGGGGAGGGGGGCCGAGAGCGAATATCAGCAGCCCACTTGGCTAGGAGTTCATCCGCTGGATCTTCAGAGCGTGATGGGGGTGGGCGCCCAACTTTACCCAGACCTGCAGCTGCAGCTTGGTCAGTGTAAGTAAGACCCAAAGGGAGAGCCTCGCTCAACACTTCTTGAATAATCTGCCTAAGTCTGGTCTTGGTTATTTTCATATTAATACTCCTCTGTATATATCGGGAAACATCCCCAGCTGTCTAAATTCATACATGATTTCTTTAATTGTTTCTGGAGAGGCACT